GGGCTTTGTTGTGGGTATTAGCTGGGGTAATATTATGGATATGCCGCCTGCCGCTGGACAAACCGTTGATGAACGTTACTGGGAGTTAGCTTCCAAGCTAAACGCCCATGAAGTCATGTGCGAGGAACGGTCCAAGGGCATATTCGACCGGCTTGAGAAGATTGAGCGCGGCATTGAAAAGATTAACCACTGGGGAATTCTTATTGGGTTCACGTTGATCTGTAGCATGGCGGGAATCCTCGTTACCTTGCTACTGAAGTGAGGTACGCATGGCATATTTCAAACGCGACCGGTTTAGCGGAATCGCACCGGGCGTATCCCCCCGGCTTCTGGCGGACCAATTCGCCCAGGTAGCTGAGAACGTCGATTTTCAATCCGGCCGGTTAGCCCCGACTACCAACGACAGCGAAGTCTTCACCCTGCAGGGTGGGCTACGACGGTCGATCTACTACTACCGCGATACCAACTGGCTTGAGTGGGACGAGGACGGCGTTAAGGCCGTACCTGGGCCCATTCCCGGTGACACCCTGGCGCGCCTCTACTACACCGGAGACGATTATCCAAGGTACGGAACTGTCGGGACGATCGTAGCGGGCAACGCGGGGTATCCGGCTAACAGTTACCGTCTTGGCGTACCTGCTCCCGCAACTGCTCCAACGGTCGTCAAGACTGGTACGGCTGACCCCGATCAGACTCCGGATGACGTCTCTTACGTCTACACCTTTGTAACGGCGTTTGGTGAGGAAGGCCCCCCCAGCCCGGCTACTGCGCCGATTGAGCGCACCGATACCGAGACGGTCACAGTCACGATGCCGTCCAACCAACTGCCGAGCGGTAACTACAACTTTGGCAACGGATCTTTGAAACGGATCTACCGCTCTAACACGGGGTCCACGAACACCGCTTTTCAGTTCCTGGCCGAAGTGTCTCTGGCTACGACCACGTACGCCGATACGACGCCATCCGCCGGTCTTGGAGAAGTGTTGCCGAGTGAGACTTGGATTGGCCCACCGGACGATAACAACAGTTTGTATCCCGATGGCCCGATGAAGGGCCTGATAGCCGTGGCCAACGGTGTGTTTGCTGGGTTCACCGGCAAGCGGTTCTGTCTCAGTGAACCGTTCCTCCCGCACGCTTGGCCGGTGGATTACCGGATCACGCTTGAGGAGGACATTGTTGCAATCGGGGCCGTGGCCAACGGTGTTGTAGCCCTGACCAACGGTACGCCTTACTTCATCACTGGCACTGACCCTAGTGCGATGACCGCGATTCGTGTTGACCTGCCACAGGCCTGTGTCAACGTGAACAGCGTGGTCGACATGGGTTCTTACCTGCTCTATGCCGGGCCAGATGGCCTGTGTGCCGTGAGCAGTGGTGATGGGCGCGTGGTCACCGAGGGGCTGATCTCTGCCAAGCAGTGGACCGACAACTTCTCCCCGACCACGTACCGTGCCTTCCGTCACGAGAACACCTACGTGGCGTTCTGGACCGATAACGGTGTCCACAAGGGCTTTGTCTATGACCCACGGGCCGAGGAAGCCGCCCTCTCGACACTGACCACGGTCAACGCAGTACGGGGCGGGTACATGAATCCTAAGGACGGTGAGCTCTATCTCATCGTCAATAACAAGATTATGAAATATCGAGGGGGGTCTACCAAGCGGGCGCTGACTTGGAAGTCCAAGCAGATAGTGTTGCCGAAGCCGACCAGCATGAGCTGGGTCTCGGTTCACGCGCAGGCGTACCCGGTTGAAGTAAAGGTGTGGGCGGACAGCGCGCTGATTGCCCATTACACCCTTTCGTATACACAAGGCGTATATACACAGACCGTTACCGTACCAAACGGCGCTACGACCGGATCATTACGTGAGCCTGTGATGCGTCTTCCTGCGAAGGTCGCACAGGTGTGGGAAGTCCAGGTCTCTGGGGCCGTTGAAATCGACGAGGTCTGTCTTGCCCAGAGCATGGATGAGATCGCCGGGTCATGACCAAGGCGCGTACAACGACCGCGACTGAAGTACCAGGAATACCAAAACCGCCTGGCGACATATCGCCGGGTTTGCGTCGGTACCTGGAGAGCATCTCCGAGGCGCTCGAGATTCGTCTTGGGCGGCGCGGTGACGCCCGTGATCGAGCGATTACGCTCCGCGAGCTAATTGACTCTGGCCTGGCGGTCGAGCTTGCCAACAACCCGTTCAAGGTTGGTCCTCCGCCACCGCCACCGCCGCCACCACCGCCACCGAGTGGCACCCCTACGGCGCCGACGAATTTTTCGGCAACCGGCGGTTACTCGATCATTACCTGTTTTTGGGACTACCCGAACTACGGGCCGCACGCGTTCACTGAGATCTGGCGGCATACGGCGAATGTCATTGGCGATGCTCAGCTCGTTGGCATTAGCTCCGGTATTTCGTTTATCGATCCGGTTGGTCAGAGCAAGACGTACTACTACTGGGCGCGCCACGTATCCGAATACGGCATCGCCGGTCCGTTCCACTCGGCCAATGGTTATCAAGCGACGACGGCGGCCAATGTCACCGAACTGTTGAACGTGCTTACTGGGGCGATTACCGAGTCCCAGCTGTATCAGACGCTTGGTGCGCGAATCAATTTGATTGACGGCGCTTCGAGCTTAGCTGGCTCGGTTAACGCTCGAATTCTGGCCGAGACTAATGCTCGTAATACGGCCATACAGGCTGAAGCAAATGCCCGTGCTGCGGCTATCCTGGCAGAGGCTACGGCTCGTGGTACAGCCATTACCAACGAGGCAACGATTCGTCAAACTGCCGACGAAAATCTTGCCCAGCAGATTACGACGCTTACGTCAGTAACGCTGCCTGGCACGTACGCAACGATTGCTGCTTTGCAGCAAGAGATTACTGCCCGTACTACAGCGGATAGTGCCGAAGCAACGGCTCGTGAAACGTTAGCTACACAGGTTCGTGGAACTTATACTGGTACTGATGTTACTCAGTTAAGTTCTGGTTTGGTGTATAGCGAGCGTCAAGCGAGAGCCACTGCTGACAGTGCGTTGGCCAGCCGGTCGGATGCTCTTGAGGCTACGGTCAATAACCCAACGACCGGTTTAGTCGCTACTCGCGCTACGCTGATCAACGATTACTACACTAAGACTTCAACAGACTCGGCTATTGCGGCTTCTTCTTCCACTCTTACTAGTACGTTCAACAATACGCTGACGAACTACGTAACTAACGCAAACCTAACGGCTAACTACTACACTAAAACTGCGACTGACGGTGCCATTGCTGCGGCAACGCAGAACCTGGTCTCGACGACTACGTTGAATAATACGCTGGGAAGCTACGTCACCAGCGCGACATTGACGAACGGCTACTACACCAAGACACAGACCGACAGTGCCATTAGCGCGTCGGTGCAGAACTTGGTATCTACTACGTCTCTTACTAACACACTATCGAGTTATGTAACTACAGCAACGCTGACAAATAGTTACTACACTGCTACGCAGACGGATAGCGCAATATCGAGCGCGACGAATACCGTCACGGCTAACTTTAACAACACGCTTACCAATTACGCGACGACGGCTGCCGTCCAACAGAACTACTTTGCCAAGGCTGATGGCCAGGCGCTGCAGGGCCAGTACACGGTCAAGATTGATCTCAACGGCTACGTGTCTGGCTTTGGCTTGGCATCGACTGCACCGGTCAACGGTACCCCGTCGTCTGAGTTCATTGTCCGTGCGGATCGGTTTTCTGTTGCATCACCTGGTCAGAACACGATTATTCCGTTTATTGTCCAGGCGACGTCTACGACGATTAACGGCGTTTTTGTACCAGCTGGCGTATATATTGCTGACGCATACATTCGCAATGGCACGATTACTAACGCAAAGATTGGCGACGCGGCGATTGATGACGCCAAGATTGCCAGCCTTAGTGCTAACAAGATCACTGCTGGCTCGATTGATGCGGCGCGGCTGACTATCGACAACGTTGTTCTTGATTCCTACTACGACGGCAGCATTGGCCGCAACCGACTGACCATTCGCGACCTTGGCGTCGACACAGCCAAGATCAACAACGCGGCAATTACTTCTGCGAAGATTGGAAATGCGGAAGTTGGCACGCTTAAAATTGCTGGTAATGCAATCACCCAACCGCAGACTTATACTGCTTCAGACTTATATGTAAACACCGCAATTACTGTTAGTGGCGGTGGGTTTGTTTACGTTGGATATCCAAACGGTGATTATGTATACGATATAGATTTAGGATTTATATACGTAGGTTCTGGCAATGGAGATTATGTTTATTCTTCTGGAACTGGTATATCTGGTGGGCACGTTGCAATTGAGACGCCTCAAATTAATGTTGGCGTAGACTCTACTGCTGCTATACAAATTGTGTTTTATGGTTTTTGTGACGGAAGTGCAGTTAATGATGGCGGTCAACTTTTGTATATGTTAGTTGATAAGTACTCAAACGGTAGTTGGAGCGGTTACCAAACGGTAGCTGGTAGTAGAGTTGGAGCTCGGACTACGGGGGGTAATACGCAAAGCGTTTTTTCAATTGCTATGGCTCATACAGCTACCAACCTTCAAAATATACGTATAAAAATTGTTGTTGGGTCCCAAGCGGTGCATTTAGGGCTTGGGACTGCTAGTCAACCAACGTATCTTCGAAATGTTACTCTTTCAGTACTTGGTGCTAAGCGATGAATACCGTGGCTTTTGACGCATCCGGTCGTTGTCTGTTTGTAGTCAACGCTGAGTTGTCAGCGCCGGACGCTGCGGCTGTTATTTACACGGATTTGGCAGTAGACCCGAACTTGGTTTGGTATGACCACGAAAATCAAAGCATGCGAACCAGGACACCGGTCCTCTGTACTGTTGCAACGAACCAGATTTTAGGGCTACCAGTTGGGACCGTTGTTTATGTAGGCAACGAGCAGATTGTCGTCGAAGATGGGTCAATTGATTTTGATGTTGCGTATTCGCAACAGCTGCGAGTTGTGCTGACACATGTTAAGCACATCGATACGGTGGTGGAGGTCCCCTGTGAAGTTCAAAGTTAAACAGGACTACGCCGAGCTCAGGCGCAACGACTATCCAGATATAAAGGATCAGTTGGACGCTTTGTGGAAAGGTGGCGAAGCACTCGAGGCCATGCGTCAAAAGGTATTGGACGTTAAGGTCAAGTACCCGAAGCCCCCTCAAACTCAAAACAGTTAACTAGTTCACAGTATCTAGAGGTATCTATGCACAAGGGTAAGAAATGCGTGCTTAATGCGCCTGTGAAAAAAATTCGCATGGAGCGAAAAAAGCCGTCTAAAGGCTACACAAAAAAGACAAAACAGGGCTGACAAAGGGTTTAGCCCTGCTAATATATGACTTCCGGCGGCCCTAGCTGGAGGGTGTTGGGATGACGATTTCAAAGCGAATTGAAGACGGCATCCCAAAGAAGTTCAACCTGGCTGGCCACACGATTGAGATCGTTAACATCTCGCGCCGTAAATGGAAACACGGCAAGAACTGTGTAGGGATGTGGATACCGGACCAGTACAGGATTGAGCTGCTGGGTTCGCTCAAAGGGACAAATCGGCAGCAGGTGTTTCTGCATGAGGCAGTACACGCGATCCTAGACGTAGCTGGTTACTACCAGCTCTCAGAAGATGAAGCGCTCGTGGACCGAGTGTCGCATCTCTTACATCACATGCTGATAACGATGGAGTGAGTTTGCCTATGGAAGACGTGGTTAATAAGCCGAAGCATTACAACACTGGTGCAATTGAGTGCATAGAAGCAATCAAAGCAAGCATGTCGCCGATTGAGTTCAGGGGTTATCTGAAGGGGAATATCCTGAAGTATTTGTGGCGCTACAACTATAAGGGAAAGCCTATCGAAGACCTAGATAAAGCGGGCTGGTACCTGACTAGGTTACAACAAGAGATTAAAAATGACCTTTAAAGAGTATTATGCAGGTTGTGAAAGCGCAACTTAACGACTCTTGCAAGTACGCATATTGCGCGCACGCTAATTTAAGTTTTAATGGTTTACCTTTACTTAATTAATTTGTAAGTAAAGGGTGTTTTTTGGATAACGCAGAAAGAAGAGCCGGGTGGGATGGTTGGATTAGCTCACCCCAGGCGTCCGGTGGAGGCTATACATTGCTGCTAGCCACACCCGGCTCCCCTAAACTAAAATGGTCTTGAATAGTAAGACATGACAGATTGCATGGCTTCGATAAGTTTGTCAATTTTTTTAACGTCCTCAGCTTGGTCGGCAACAAATACCGCCATGCCTTTTCCTCGAGCTCGTAGTTTACGGTCGTTTTTTAATTGAGCCAGGCTGGTGCGCAGCTCGTTGACGACAAGCGGGTCGATGAGTTCCTGGAGCAATGCGCTGAAAGCTGCATCCAATTGTTTCATAGCGGGTGTGATTGACGCTTTGACAATCTTTTTGGTGTCGCGGATTTCTTTAGCGACTTGCGGGTTGTTCTTGCCTAGCACCCGCTCTAGGACTGCTTTTCTGCTCACTGTGCTACCTCAACTTCTGCTTCTGTTTCGATCCAAACCCTGGCGCCGCAAGACAGTGGCTTGTGCGGTGAATAAACCACGCGTGACGGGCCGTTGATTGAGACCGAGTGCGCGTAGTCATTGGACTTATAGGTCTTGACCGTAAGTACTGGCTCGGGGTTTTCCGCGTTGATGTTGCGGCGGATGGCGTGCTGATTGACGTGGATGATGGTCTTCATAGTTTGTTTTGTTTCCACAGCTGGTAGTCGTATTGCTTTATGCCGCGTTTTACTGCTGAGCCTATAACGGACTGTGCGACGCCCCACTGCTGCGTTAAGTCTTTGTACCTGATTCGTCGTCCTTCTTCTTCCGCTAGTTGTTTACGTTGCAGAAGCTCTTGGTATTGCTCGATTGATAACCGAGGTTTCCATCTAGGGGATCTAATCATGTAGGAATAACTTTGCATTTTCGGAAAGAAGGCTTTCAAGAAACTTGATCCGTGACCGGAGAGTCGCGATCAGTTGTTCTTGGTTAGCGATTAACTTGGATTGTGTGCTGGCTAGAGTATCCGCGCGCTCGACGGCTTCCCGTAACACGGCAAGTTTTGCTGTTTGGTCCAAGCTCATGCTACGGCTCTTTTAGCCAATGCGCGTTGGAAGTCTCCAGCTCATCGATGCGCGCTTTTAGCTGATCTATTTCGTATAGATAGCTACGTATACGACTACGTAGTTCGTAGATCTCGGCCCACAATTTCTGTGGAGTATCGAGTTTGTGGTCGATTTCGCGTTGCCAGGAGCCTGGGGGGCTGTCTTTATCGTAAGGCATAGGCTTTCTCAATTGTTTTTTGAGTTAATTCCTGAAACACAAACGCGTTCTATCCAAGTTGCTATTTGATTGCGTGGCATGGCTTCTTTCAAAAAACTGATTCGAGAAACATTAGTGTTCCATCGTTTATCTAATAGTACTAACGCTTGGTCACCAATACCAACGATTAGTGCTACTGGTTGCATGAATGAATGCAATGTGTCCAACCAGTGTTTTTGCTGGGGGGTCAAACAAGTTTTTATGAAAGTGCTGTTGCGTTTGGGTAACGTCTTTACATATTTGTATTCGACGAATAGTGTGCTGGCGGGCCCCGCGTAGAATGCGTCGGGGACACCGCCAGCAAACGTGTCGTGAATCTTCCACCGGAAGATTTCTGGTGGAAGACGAGCGTGCACGGCTTTTATAAAGCCGTGCTCGTTCATGCGTAGGTCTTAGTCATTAGCGCTTGTACGATCTGCGTGTTGCAGGTATACGGACTTGGCATACGTATAGTCTTCTTCTGTGGCCCAGCCAACCCACTCTGGCTCGAGGTTCATGAACTGTGCGCCGGCTTTGTTGGTCACGGACACTGATTTAAGTTTCCAGAGTCCGGCGAATCGGTTGCCGCCCTTGACGCCAATCATTGAATTCCAGTTACGCGAGATGCGCATCTTGGAGCTCGAGAAGTCCATGATTACAGGCGTGCGGTCCAGCTCGCCGCTTTCAGGGTTCTTGATCAGGAGAACATGCGAATGCGTGTCCGTGATCGTGTAATCCTGAGGTTTCTCCTGGCCTTTGATTGCTTGCTGCGCGTCACCGAGTGAGCTGAAAGATCCAAGGATGCCGCCGCCAGCGTCACGGTTACGCCATACGACGTACTCGTTCTTGAACAGCAGGCTGATGACATACAACTCTTCGCCGTAGTTTTGGCCGGTCAAAGAGTTAAGAAAGTGGCCAGGCTCAGCGCCTTCGATGTGCTTGGAGCTGTACTTGTCGACCTCGTCAGACATCTTTTGCAGAAGTTTGACGCGTGGAATCGTGACGTGTTGACCTACGTTTTCGTTGCCAAGTCCAGAGCCGTCCTGAAGAACATGCGCAGGAAGCTGAGAGGCGACCAGCGCAACGGCAGTCGAAGTAGTTTGGGCAACGGCAGCAGATGATGCTTTAGACATTTAGAACATTTCCTTTAAAGTTAGAGGGAGCGAAAGTTGATCCGGCGGATTGTCCTTGGTGAAAGGCCGGGGACTCCTTCCCCGAGTTTCAACAGCTCTTTGTATGCCGTTGAGCTAATCCTTCGTTGGATCAAACTGAAGTCACGGGTGGTGATCACATGGTCGTAGAGAGCATCCCAATCAAGGACCTCCGGGACCGTGTCTTCATTGATGGATACTGAGTAGTCTCCGTTTGCAGTGCGGGATAACCCCTCTGCATCCATTTTCTTTAGAAGCGCCAGGTCTACGTTGTCCTGGTCGGTCTTCAAATCTTTAAGGCTGGAATTGAGTTTTTCGGTGTCGCGCTTGATTTCAGCGCGTTTACGAATGAGCTCGTTGATGCTCAGGCCAAGGAACGGGTTTCTTTCCAGGACTTCCTCGACTGCTTCGTCCAGCAGTACTTCCGCTGTGTTTGATTTGCTCAAGATGCTTTCCTCATTGGAGTCAGTTTGTTTAGGATCGAAAGAAGCTCTTCCATTCGCTCAAGTTTGCCTTCGAGCTTTGTGTAGACGTCTGGCTCCCATGTATCGCTGGCAGCGATGTGGATTACCTCGGTCTTCTTGGTCTGACCGGCGCGGTAAATGCGACGG